GTTACCATTTAACATTCCATTTGTTTGTGCATTTGAGAACACTCTTGTATTACCTGATGGAACAATAAGTTCTGGTCCGTTCTCACCGACGATTGCGGCTTGACCACCTGTTGCTAGTCCACCTTGTGCAAACATTGGAATACCCATTGCCGCCATTAATGGTTTTACAATCATAGATTGTATGACTGCTTTTGCAATCATCTGAAATACTGCACCAGCAATACTTCTTAGACCATCGAATACTGATGTAACACCTGCAAACATGTCATAGAATGTGTTAGTAATAGACCCTGCCATACCAGCAAAGCCTTGTTTGATTGTGTCGATTGTTCTGTGTGTTTGAACTTCTAATGGTGCATAATTTGAACCAATCTTATTAAGTGCATCACTGTATTGTTCTAAGTTAATTGTGCCTTGTGCGTATGCTTGATTCAACATTGGTTGTAAGTCTTTGTTGATTAAATCTTGTTCAGTTGTTTTAGTAACTGTTTTAATCAAATCATCATATGCTTTCTTTGTCTTTTCAAGCAATGTAAGTTTCTTACCACCTGATTGATTGTTTTTATTTTGATTGCCAGTATTAATGTCAAGTGCATCTGAATGGTTTGCTAATGCTTCATTAACTGCGTCTTGTTCTTCTTTACCTTCTTTTAATAGTCTCTCATACTCTTCCATAAACTGAGTAAAGCCTGCTCCTGGTTTAAACCCAGAGATGTTAATTTTAAGTCTACTGAAACTGTCTAATAATTCTTTACTCGCACCAATAATAAACTCTTTTGCAAGTTGAATGTTGTCTATTCCATAAATTCGTTTTACATCTTCTGGTGACATTTTAACATCTGGTAGATTAAAAGAGTCACCAATAGAGAAGTCTGCGAATGAATTCTCTATTGTTTTTGCAAATGTTTCAGCAAAACCTCGGTCATCAAAAGGATTAAGACCTGCCACGATGGCATCTTTTAATGCTCCACCAAGTGATTTGAATTGAGTGAAAAGTCTTTTACCAAAGTCAGTAGTAAGGTTACCGATGCCTATGAAAACTTGTTTGAATATTTCTGGAAGTTGAGTAATTATGTTGAATGCTTGTTCGTAGAATACTCTAAATGTGTTAATCATAAAGTTTATTACGGCTTTAACAATTTTTCCTGCTTCTCTAAATGCTGAGTTAACCTTTTTAAGCACACCACCCATACTTAACATTTCTGGTAAGTTAGAAAAGTTTTCTTTGATGTTACCAATTAAGTCAACAACCATCTCAGACAATCCACTAAAGATTGCTTTACCTGTTTTTACAATAAGTTTGAATCTGTCTACTAGTGTAAGAATAGCGGCACCTAATCCTGCACCAATCTTATTTGCAAGTTGACCACTACCTTCGAACAATCCATTGAATGAATCGAGTACTTCTTTTAGTGCTGTGTTAAGACCACCTTCACCAATACCTTTGGCAAATGTTGCTAAGTTGTCTTGTAGATTAGAGAATTTACCACCCATTGTTGCGGCTTGGTCAGCAAGACCTGTTGCATATGCACCACCTTCTTCACCCAATGATTTAAGTGAGTTAACAAGTTCTTCTGCACTATTGGACACTGAGAGTTGTGTTGAACCCATACTTGCAATGAACTTGCCATTCTCTTGTTTGACTTTAATACCAAACTCTTTAAGTCTTTCAAACTCACCAGTCATTGCATCTGCAACTGCTTCTGACAACTGTTCAAATGATTTACCATTTGCAGCCGCTATGTTACCAAATGCTTTTAATGATTGTGCTGTAGTGTCAATTCCCATCCTCTTAAGAATGATGAATGAATTTGCTACTTCGTCTAATTGAAATGGTGTTGTTGCTGTGAACTTCTCAATTTGATGCATAGCAACTCTGGCTCCATCTAAGGAACCAGTTACTGTTTTTAATGATGCTCTAAGTGATTCGAACTTAGCAGATGTAGTAACAATACCACTAACTACTTTTGCAAATCCAATGGCAAGAACAGCCGCTCCCGCGGCTTTCATTGCTCCACCCATCATACTTGCGGCTCGTGTACCTCTTGCAGACTTCGATTCGAATCGGTCTACTTGTTTGTTAATACGTTTTAGGACCGGCGTTGCTTTGTCTGTTGCCGAAACTATTAGTTTGATGTCGCTCATTCTCTCTCCTTCTGACTTCAAAATAAGCAGACCAGTAAAGAACCTCTACTGCTGGCATCTGCATTATTTCGACAACCGACTTGCCTAATTCATGTGCTATTTGAAATAAAACAAGTAACTCACGGTCCTCTATTAGTTTTTTTCAGGCTCTCCCGAAACTACGTCTTCTTCAGAATCACCCATTGCTGTTACGACTTTTAGAATTACGTTTGGGTCTACTTCACGCATTAACTCTGTCTTCTCTGCTAATCTAAACATCTTCTTCCCTTCAGAATCTAATGCTCTCATAATCATCATTTCGACTAATGCTTCTGCTGATTTACCACTGTTTTGTAATTCAATAATCTTACTTTGACTTGCAAAGTTTAGACCACCAATCTTCCAGTAAACAACGGTGTTCCATTCTGGAACCTCAATGTTTCCCATACCTTGATTAGCAATCTCTTTGAAATGTTCTTTCGCTTTACTTAATACTGCGCTCATTGTTATGTCCTTTTGCTTTGTTTGTATTTACCTGCACGTATGTCTTTCTGTAACTTCTTTTGTGCTGGCTTTGTTATGCCATCAGGAGCATGCGGCTTACTAGGTCCGTTATGTCCTCCAGCGTCTAAGTATTTAACATACTTGACCTTGTTCTTAATTACTCCTCTGCCTTTACCGGCATTAGAAGAAATAGACCACCCATCATGAGCGTCACCTGACTTGTAAGGGGTTCCTTCTTTTAAGTGTTGCACTAAATCTTTAGTCATGTCTTTGACTCTAGTGTGCAATTCTAGTATGATGTCGCCCTTGCGTTCAATCTTTATTCCCATGATGGATGCTCCTAAGTATTATGTCAACGCTGAGTTGCCTTGAATAGTAACTGACATTTCTGCCATACCATCGTGTGCAACTGAACGTGAAATACCTGTCACAATACCTGTTCCATTGTATTGTTCATAGGCACTGTCTAAATCGTCAGCATAGAATTTGAATTCATATGTTTCGCCGATTGTAATACCTGTCACAACACTGTCTTGCTCAGTAAACATTTCACTGTCATCATCTGTGGAATCAAATGCAATGTAAAGGTCTGCTGTTGCTGACCAAGTTTTGTGTGTTCTTATGTACGAGCGAACGGAGTTGCTGCCCATGTTAGTTGATTCAACTGTGTCAGCAGATTCTTCTACCGACCATGAACGAATCTCTGCGATTGTTTCATAAGTTGAACCGTCTTCTGGTGCAATGTGTACTGCGCCGCCAGTTCCCGCTTTTGTGATTCTAGCCATTATTCATTCTCCTCATTTAGGTCTAAATCTAAATCTACTTGCACTTCTGCTTTCAATTCTTTCTTTGGTTTTGAAGGTTTTGACGCCTTCATTTCTTCAACCATCTTCCATCCTTTTTTCATATGGTAATCAACATCTGTCTCAGGAATACGAGACATAAGTTGACCTGATGGTGTCTTCATCTTTACAAGTTTCATCATGTAACTCCTCTTTTGAATATGTAATTAACTTCTACTGTCACTTTAAAGTTGCCGTAAGGATGTTCTAGGTTTTCACCCATTGTAACTTCCTTAACTTGAGTGTCTTTCGCTTTACCACCTCGAGTTCTGTCAGCATCTAATATTTCCTCGATTGCTTCAATTAAACTATTAATTGATTCATCTAATGTCTTGTCACTCGCTTTAACGAAACACGTTAATTCAACTGACATTACACCCTCTCTAATAATATTAGAACCACCCATTGTTAAGTCTGTTCTGCTTTCATTTCCAGCAGTGACAATAACATGTGGGAAGTGAGTTCTTGCTAATTTGTAGAACTCTGTCTCATCACGGAACATTGGTTCACGTGTGACAGCACCCATTTTGACTGTATTGATGCTTTCTAACTTCAATACGATGTCTTTAGTGATGTCTTCTCTAACACTCATCGTGACAACCTGTCCATTCTAGTAAAAGTCTTTTCAGAATCTTCATAAGAAGCGTCTCCATCTGAATCATAGTCCACTCCGGTTCTTAACTCACGTAAGTAAGTTTCCTCGTAGCGGTCTCTGTAAAATGCTGACATACCCATAAAGATGTCGTCTGGTCTAAAAGAACTTAAACGTGGAAGAATGAAATATGCAAGGGCCACGTAAACTGTTACCTCTGTCCATTGTGCGTCACGTAGTTTAGTGTCATCAAAATTGTTAGGATGTTTGTCCCACCACTCTGACTTCAAACGTTTATTAACTGTGTCTGTTGCACGTGTTAATTCGTTTGTAAACGATGCAACACCATGTTCAAAGATGTCAGGAACATAATCTGTTATGTCTGAATCTGTTGCGTAGTTTGCCATTGTTTTCTCCTTTGTTTAAGAATGAGAGAGAGTAAACTCCCTCTCATTAAATTAGATTTACACTGCTGAGATGATTTTACATGCTCTGTTGGCGTCTACTAGAGCCGCTTTAGAATGTAAACTGGCCACGATGTCCACTCCAACGGCAGCACTATTCCTTTGGAACTCAACGTCTAGTCCTTTGAACATTGCAATACCGAACGCATTTTCAGCCCATACACAACCTGTGTAGTCTGTGCCGTCATCGGAAACAGAAGCAGATTGTAGGATGTTCATGCCGAATAAACGACCGACCATTCCGTCTCTCATTGCTTCATTCATTGCTTCAGAACCGGCGAAGTCTGCACCTGCTAAGTCTTGTAGAATGTCTTCTACTTGACTTGGGTGTAGAACAGCCCATAATTGACCAGAGAACTTGTTAGCACGAACTTTTTGTGCCGCAGTTGCTAGTGTGTCAATTGTTAAAGCAGATGTTGAACCTGCAGATGAACCTGCTGATGCGAATAGTGTTGCTACGTCTTCGTCAAACTTTTCAGAAACCGCACGACCAAGTACTGTTCCGATGTTTGCCGCGTTCATGCCACCTAAGTCTTTAAGAAGACCACGAGCCGCATAAGTTTGTGCAGTAACGTTAACACCAGAGTTACTTACGTTTACTAAGTCTAGTTCTTGAATCGCATTAGTAGTTTCATTGTATGCCTCTGTTTCAACAGAAGATGTTGCTACTGCTGAGAACTTTGGAATTTGTGCTGTTACTGAACCTGCAGGAACATCATGAATAGTCATGATTTGACCTGGTAAGTAGATTGAAGATTCATAACCGGCGAAGATTGCGTCCTGTCGTGCCGAGACGAGCAAGCCTGGTAAATCGCCACCATTTATTACATTTGTATTTGTAGTGTTTGCCATTTTAAATTACCTCATAATTATTTTAGCGTTGTTTTCTAAGTGATGCTTTATGTTCAGCATACTTAGCCCTATGAGCAGGATTAGACATGTCTAGTTTAGAAACATCTAAATCATTTGTTGTTGTTTCACCTACCGCTCCTTGTGAACCCGAACCGCTCGGACCTGCTCGTAAAAAGTGGGGTGACGCATCCAAAAACGAGTTAACTAATGATTCAACTGATGTTGGTGATGCTGAATCTGTGTCATACATTACCTCACCGTTGTCATTGAGAACATGAACTTCACCTTCGTCTGTTAATGTTACTCTATTTCTAAGTAGTGTTGCTACTTGTTCTGGGTTGACTGCATTTCTGCTACCAGCCGCTTTTAATAGTGCACCATCAACTTGAACACTGTGTAGTTTAGATTTAACGCCTTCAAGTCTGCTGTCAAAGTCTTGCTTCTGTTGTTGCAAGATTTGTTCAAACTCTCCGCGTTTCTTCTGTTCTTCAAGTTTCTGTTGTTCTTGGTCTGCTTTCAAAGAACGGTATTCAGTGATGTTAATGTCTTCGTATTTTTTAGATTGCTTTGCAAGTCTAGCCTTTACGATGGCATCTACTTCTTCCTGATTAAAAGTTCTTTCTGCCTGAGAAGTAATTTCAGCAGAAGTCTCAGTTTCTTCATGGCTTGCTGTGTTGCCTATTGTTTCGTCCGTCATAGTTACGTAACCTCCTTGGGAGTAAATTGTTTGTCCATACTCTTATTTATTAACATTCAAACACACTGTTATGGAAACAACGATTATTCGTCATTTCCTGTGTCTGTGCCCTCTGATGCGTCTATTTCATCCATAATAGTGTCTAAAACGTCACCAGACTTAACAACAATCATAGCGATTTGTTTGTCAAGTTCTTTATTCAATGTCTCACTTGCAAGACCCATTTCTCTAACAAGTTTGTAGTTTGCTAAGTCGTTATTCTCATCACGTAAATCAAACTTCTTCTTGTATTGAACTGAGAAGGACTCATCTGCTTGAACACCAGACCACATTTGAAATAGTTCCCAAATCTTGTGTTCTAGTCTTTCAAGTGAATCAGCCTTGTCTCCAAGTCTTGTGTTTAACATTGAAAATTCTGTTTGAAGTGCAACACCAGATTTAGCAACAGTCTTTTGTCCTACTACTGCTTCTAAGTGTGTCATCTTCATAATCATTGTTTGATGCTCTTTTAACATTTTAATAATAGCATCGATGTTTGCTGATGAAGGTTGCAATAAAAATGGGCGCAACTCACCAGGTAATGTTTCATCCATTGTAATGATTGCACCAGCACCTGCACTTGCGTCAGTTGATGCTGTCTTCACTAATGATGGATGAGAACTAATTCTAATTGCTTGTTCTGCCTCACTTAATAATGAGAAGATTGCTTGTTGTACTTTAGCAACATCTGCCAAGTCACTTGTTCCCATACCGCGGACATGTGATTGGTTTGCTTTAAGCATTGCAAAAGGAATCATACCGATTGTGTTTGGTAGTTCTTCTAGTAATACTAATTCACCTTTACCTTCTTTAGTTAATTCATAACGGCAGATTGTGTCATCTTTCCATACACGAACAACTAAGGTGTCTTCATCTTCGTATTCTTTTTGCTTCAAGTAATTAAGTACATAGCGTCCATTAA